AGCGCTTGCACGCGCGTCGCCAGGGTGGCGGGGATGGTTACGACAGGGGCGGTGCATATTGGGGCACGCCTTCTAACGTGTGGGGCGTCTGGGCGTGGCTTGATGGTCAACCATGCGTAACGTATGTGCGCGCTAATTCTCGCGCCGGTGCAATAAATAAAGTAAAGGCGGGTGAAGTATGAAAACAGTTTTTCAATTTGGCGGGCCAAATCCGTATAACGGCGCCGCTACCGATTCTCTTATCACTTTAGAACAAAAAGACACCGAAAGCGCGCTTTTTGTTGTCACCTATGGATTGCAGCGCAAAACAAATTTGACTTACTCGCAAGCGGCAAAAGAACTAGGGGATTGCATTTTTCACCATCTTGCATGTGAGTCCGTTTTGGACAATGGGGGCGAATAACATGAAAAAACCACATTTGCACAAATTACCAACCTATAGGCACAGCATCACCCGCCAACGCGCTATCGTTTCCCCTATTTGGGGAACGGATAAATACACAATGGATGTCTACGAATATAAGTCACGTTTTGGCCGTGAAGTATTCGCGGGTCACAAATCGGTTGTCATGGAATTCCTAAAAGATATGGGGTTTATCGTATGAGTAAACCCCTTTATTGGTTGGTATTTTCTCCTGGCACTGAATACCGCAAATTTACAACCCGCACTGGCGCGCGAATTTATGCGGCAACACTGCGGGCAACGGGCCATTCTGTAATTATTAAAAGTATGGGGTTCTAAAATGATTACCTTTGAGAATGGCCTAGATATTAGGACAAGGCAACAAGTTAAACCCACTATTGCACGTTTCCGGGTTACCGGTAACGAATATGCGTATATTGTTATTGGCACGGACTATGGCCATATTCACACTACCGGGGGCGACGTTAGAACATGGAAAACCGCTAACGGTGCACATCGGTTCTTAAAGCGATACACACCGCTATGACGTAACCCGCAACAATCCGCTAACGTGGCACCGTCCACGTAAAAAACCGAATCCCTAGGGGGCGCAGTTCGAAAGAGCTGCGCCCTTTTTTGCGTTCTTTTTTCCAATGCGCCTACACTCCCGGCCCATTGGAAAAGGTGAATTTATGGGCTACAAAATTACAGTCACATCAACAGGCGAAGCATGGCGCGAGCTGGCGCGTATGGTCCCCCAGGGCTTAACGCCAGTGGGCACGCTCACCAGGAACGGGCGCGCCCATGCTTTTGGGCGTGATGTCCAAGGCGAATATTGGATTTTTGGAGATGGTAGGCCCGAGCCATTGCCCAAAATCCGCATTGAAAAGGGCTTGGGGGCTCTAGCTATGCGCGAAGGGGCAAAATCAAGCGCTGGAGGCTCTGAAAATGAAAATGAATAGGGTAGCCTACAAAAAAGCGTTACGCGATTGTGGCGCGTTCTATGCGTTTTGCCTATTTTTTAAGCAAAGTTAGCGCTTACCAACCGATTTCGCGTGCTTTTGGCCAAAATACCCCCCGTGGGATTTTTTGGGGCAAAACCAGTCTCTTTCCACAGCGATTTTGCTTCCAGCCAACCGTGGGTGTGAACCTACTCGCCTGCGCCGCGTGTGCAGCCTACTTTCCCGACTCGCTTCTGAGTGTGTCGTTGTAAATCTCGTCGCATCGCTTTCCTCGCTCTGTCGGGAACGCCCTCTCGCAGTCACCCCTGTCGGTCAGGGCTTTGCGCTCTGCCGGGGAGCTGACGATCTGGGGTATGAGAACGACCAGCGCCACCAGCCCTAGCGGTATCCATAGCCACCACTTTGTCTTGGAGATTCTGGCTCCGCAGTGCGGGCAGGCTTTGGCGGTGTCGCTCATGTCCTTACCGCACTCTTTGCAGGATGTCATTGCCATCGTTTTTCCCCCTTTGCTCAGTCCACCATGACCATGAGCATCTGCCGACCATCGCGCAGGTGCTTGAACAGGCCATCGTAGCTCAATCCCAACTCTCGGCACGCGATGGCGGGTGTGTAGCGGTACACGTAGGCCCAGCGCACGGCGTCCCTGTGGCGAGAGGGTAGCTTCGCCACTAGACGCTCTAGCCACTGCGCGTCGAGCGTGTCGCAGGTTTCTCGGTGTTCCGGCGTGTGCCACTGCCATGCGTGGCTGCGGTAGTTCTTGAACATCGGGTGGACCCCGGCGTGGGGGTGTACCACCACCCACCGGCTCCAGTTCCGAAGTCTGTCGTGGATGGCCCGGTGGCGGTCTTCGACGCGGGCGAAGTCAACGGTTGGGGTTTTCATTTCATGTCGTCCTGTTGCTTGTCCAGTTCTTCGATAGCGCGTTGGAGGTAGACACTCAGGTCCAGACTTTCCTCAAGGGCATGGCGAAGCCACTGGCGCATGTCGAGCGGGTTGTCAAAGACTGTGGTTCCGTACTTTTTGATTCCGAGTTGCTGGCGCTGCGCAATGAGTTCGCACACACGCTTTTCGGTCCCCGTTGGCGGCGTCATCGTGCGGCCCCGCCTTTTTGCCGTTCCCACCGTTCCCTCCAAAATGGTAGGAACGCCATAAGGTCTGGAAAATGCTTATATAGGGTCATATCTATCCTCCCAATAGAAATAGGTGGGAACGGTGGGAACAGTGGGTACATAAGAGTGAAAAAAGCGTTCCCACCGCTGATTTAGAGGTCGGAACATGCGGGAACAAAGACCCAAGAGGGGCTTCCACCAATCCGCAATTTCTTGCGGATATAGCCAATTTGCTTCAAAACAGCCGCAATCCGCATTTCTTGCGCCTTCCCGACGCTTTTTGCGTCCAAACCGAGCGCGTCCAACGCCACTTCGCTAACACGTAAAAAATTGCGCGTTCGCGGAATTTCGCCATTTATGGGGTCCACGGCATCCAACCAATCGTTCACGGTTTCGGCCCAAGGGTCGGTGATAACGTGTTCTTCATGGACCGATTCGGCCAGAAATTCGGCCTCGGCAAACGCCACTCCAGATGCTGAAAACATCGCTGCGCCCTCGGCCCACAGTTGGTCGCGGTCACGCACGATGGCGTCTGTATCAATCATCCATTTGCCGTCATGGTCACGAATAGTGCCCACCGGCTTTATCGGCAAGAACCTGCGGTTGCCGGTGAGGTCGGCCAAGAATTCTTCCTGGTTGGTGGTGCCAAAGAACACCAGCCGTCGCGCGAAAGTGGTTTCAAACTCTTTGAACTTGGGGGTCCACTTCTCATGTGTCTGTGTCAGGAACGACTTGATGGATTCCAAGTCTTTGGTGTGCAGGCCACGAAGCTCACCAATTTCACCGACCAAGCGGCCACGCATCTTGCGGCTCATGTCCGCATCGCGGTCAGCCAAGTTGAACTCAGCGAAGTAGTCCTCATGGGGAGACATGGCGGCCACTGCCGTGGACTTGCGCAGACCCTGGCCACCAACCAATATGGGCACCATGTCGGTCTTGATGCCGGGCACCAACACCCTTCCGGCGAGTGCTGTCCAGATATAGCGGCTGACCGCTCTGATGTATGGGGAGTCGGGCACACCCAAATACACCGATAGGAAAGTCTCCACCCGCCCTACTCCATCCCACCCCTGCTGATTGAGCCATTCGATTGCGCTGTCAAACTGGTTGTCTCGCGCCACCAGGCCCACGGCGTCACGTATCAGCTCCCGGCCAAGTGGTTTGAAGCCTCGACGCTCCAAGCTCTCGCGCAGGCTGGTGTAGTCGTCATCACCAAACGTCATCCACTGGTTGCCACAAACCGGGGCGAACATGATGGCGTCCTTGAAGTTGTCTTTGCGAATGACCATGCCGCTGTAGTGCGTGGCACGCAGCGCCATCAGGACATTGCCGATGGTGGCTTCAATGGCGCCCTTTTTGTCACGCTTGAACTTCGGCGGGGCGGCTGGCTCCTGCCCGGTGGGCGAGTCCAACGCCACTACGGCATCAAACACATCCGGCACACCTTCCCAGCCAGCCTCTCGGGCCATGAACAGCACGGTGTTACCTGTGATGCCACCGGGTTTGGCCTTGATGTACGGCCATGTGCGTTCTTCCAGCACCTTGGGGTCGTGCTTGGCCGACTTGGCTGAGAACTTGCGTGCCAACTCCAGCCCTTCCTCGCTGCCGCCTGTGGCGTGATGGATGCCGAAGATCACATCACGCCAATGCTCGTAGTCCAACTCATGCTCACCGCTGTTGGGTAGGGCGTCCAGCGCGGCGGTCAGTTCTTCCAGAGTCACGACACCACCGGCAGAGCCTGCCACGGGCGGGCGCTCGACCACGGGCACAGGCTCCGAGTCGTGCCACTCCAGCCCCAGCGCGTAGTCCTTGTCCATGCGCTCCAGCCCCAGCAGCGGCTCAAGCGGTACGCTCTTGCCCGCCAGCGGGAGGATGCACTGGTTGCCATAGCCGTCAGCGTCCACGCTGTCTTGCTTTGGGAACACTTCGACCTGACCCTTGGCCACGCCACCCGAGCCGTCAGCCAGCCCAACCGACTCCAGCACGCCGACCATGAACTGCCGCACGCTGTACGCATCCTGGGGCGTGCCCCACACGACGATGATGTGGATTCCGTTGCCACCGGAAGAACTGAAAGCTACGGGGTGCGCCCCCATGAACACCAGCACTTCCATGATGCCCTGCGCCACTTGGCACATGACTTCCCATGAGACTTCACCCTTGTGAGAGTCCAGATCGAGGGTGGATACCATCGTGGAGGACTGGCCGGGTTTGATAAACGCGCAGCCGCGTGCAGGGCCGCCGTTCAAGTGCTTCGCCATCATCAGGTCTGTTAGTGGTTCTTTTGTCCACACTGAGCTGCCTGTTTTGAGTTTCTTGGCCGTAACATCGGTGCGAACACGCGAAGTCAATGGGGCCAACGCCGCTATAAGCGGGTTCTTTGGGTCAGCCATAGCTCACCCCTCAAAGGTTTCGGGCCGAAGCAACTCCAGTAATTTGGGCTTCACAAGGCGTTCGCGGGGGACTCCCGTTGCCTGCTCCACCGCGACCACATGCTCTACGGGCACGAAGCCCTGTGTAACCCACGCGCTGATGTTTTGCTGGGTGCAACCGATGATTTTTGCCAGTGCGTCCTGGCTTCCGACTACGGAAATCGCATCTGCGATGCCCGAGTTTTGAGTGCTATCCATGCTGTTTCCCTCGTTTTGGAGTGCCGAGAATACAACAAATTTATGGTTTTACAAAGTTTACTTGTAATAGTCCTTGAAGTTTGAAAACCTGTGACGATAGTTAAAATGTACAAACAATACTTTGTGCTGTGTTCGCCAACGCACATACCAGGGGGCTAAGACAACAGGACACTTGTGGTCATGAACATTTCGACATCTGAAACCACCTTCGCCAGAGCCTTGCGGTCAGAGCGCATCCGCGTTGGCTTAACGCAGGCGCAGCTCTCCAACAAGATCGAAACAAGCCAACAGAACGTAGCCGCAATGGAGAAGGGGCTATCCCTACCCAGGCACGACCTGTACGAGCGCATGGTTGCATTTTTCGGCAACACCTCAGTCATTGCTGCCTTACCACCCAAGCGCGACCTGCTGATGGCGACTGAGGCCATAGGTAAGGCTTCTGCCAGTTCCAGCGCACCAATGTTCCAGCGCAGGCAGGAGAGTCTGTCCGAAGAAGAGGAAGTCAGGCCGGTGATCCCTGAAATGAGGACACCCCGGTTACGCAGGGAGCGAAATTTGACTCTGCGCGAATTGCTACCCTCTGAGCTGCGCGGCAACGTGGAGAAGTCTCTGACGTTTATCGACACCGTGTACCGGGTGGACTACCTGAGTGACAAGCTGTGCGTAGAGGTTAAATCCCCAGTCAATATACCGAGTGTGCTCACCTCTGCCCGGTTGGCTATGCAGCAGCTCTACCTGTTCACCAACGTCATCAAAGTCCTGCACCCGAACATCCAACTCCCCAGGGCGTCTTTGGTTTTGGTCAAGGGTGGCCTGGACATTTGGGCCAGCCATGACAACAATCCAGTTGGAAAAACCGTCATCATGGAGGCGGGGATAATGGGGGTGGCAGTGCTTTTAGCCGAAGACATGGCGCAAGCCGCCAAGTACATCGCCGCCCTAGAGAAGAACGAACATCAGGAGTCCACCACGGAGGTGGTTGACGCTCCCGAGGACTTCTAAAACGATAGCAGCACAGGTAAGCGACAAGCGGTCCACCGAGGCCGCTTTTTAATACCCGACAATACAACAAGGTCTTTGTACAAATATTGTTGTGTTCGACAATAAAGCTGTGGTATCGTCCATTCCAACAACAAACATGTTGTATTTAACAAGGAGTAAGGCATGGGTATCAAAGTCACATTGGAGTTCGATGACATCGACGCAGCAGGCGCCGCGCTGGCCTACATCAAGGCCGCCGGTGCAATCCCCGGCATGACCACCGGCACACACACGCTGGTCAACGCAATCGGCTCTGTGCCAGAGCATCGCGCCGAACAGAAGGCGAAGGTCGCTATCGAGAAGGCGGCGAAGGTGGAAGCCCCAAAGCCTGTAGATGCCCCGTCTGGAGCCACTGCTCCTGCCGAACCAGCCCCCGCTGAGATTACCTACGCCGATGTCAGCACCGCTGTGTTGACAAAGATGAAAACGGACAAAGCTGCTGTCTTGGCCGCCGCTGCCAAGTTCGGCGTCAAGAACGCCAAAGAGTTGAAGCCGGAACAGTGGGCTGACTTCATCAAGGAAATCGCGTAATGGCCCACGCCCAACTCTCCCCTTCCAGCGCGGCGCGGTGGATGGTGTGCCCTGGTAGCGTGGCGCTGACCAAGGACATGCCTGACACCAGCAGCAAGTTCGCTGACGAAGGCACAAGCGCTCACGAACTGGCCGCGCTGTGCCTGGACCTGAATCGTGACGCGGTGAGTTTCATCGGTGACACCATGAGCCTCGGGCATGTGGTTGATGAGGATATGGCCCGCCCGGTGCAGAAGTATGTGGATTATGTGCGCGACATCGCACAGGGTGGCACATTCATGGTTGAACAGCGTTTGCCGATCAGCGGTATCACTGGTGAGACTGATGCTTTCGGCACCAGCGACTCCGTGATTTTCGTCGGTGACGAACTCGGCATTGTGGATTTGAAGTTCGGCATGGGTGAGCCGGTGCAGGCCGACCATAACCAGCAACTTCAAATTTACGCCTTGGCTGCATTGCGTGAATTTAGCTTTGTGCAGGACTTCAAGACCGTTCGCATGGTCATCCACCAGCCGCGCCTTGGCGCAGTGTCGGAGTGGGTGCAGACCGTAGAGGAACTTGAAGACTTCGCGCTGACTGTGGCCGAAGCAGCCGCTGCCACGACACTGCCCAATGCGCCATTGGTGCCCTCAACAAAGGGCTGTCGCTGGTGCAAGGCCAAGGCCACTTGCCCCGCACTGGCAGCGGAAGTCACCGAGACATTTGAAGCGGTTGACCCGAACGATGTACCTACTGACGATCTGGCCAGGGCCATGTCGAAGGTAGACCTTATTGAAGGTTGGTGCAAGGCCGTGCGTGCCGAAGTAGAACGCCGCCTGCTCGATGGCCGCGATGTGGCTGGTTGGAAGCTGGTGCAGGGTCGCAAGGGTTCGCGTGCTTGGACCGACAAGGTTGCTGCCGAGGCGCTGCTGAAACAGATGCGCGTCCCCCATGACCAGATGTACGACTACTCAGTCATCAGCCCTACCACCGCCGACAAGTTGGCGAAGGCCGGGACCATCGGCCCGCGCCAGTGGCCCAAGGTCACAGAGCTAATCACACAGACAGATGGGAAGCCTTCCGTGGCACCCATTTCAGACAAACGCCCCGCGCTTGTGCTTGACGAATTTTCACCCGTTTCTTCCACCGACCTCAACCAAGGAGCAACACCATGAAGGTCTTTCTTAAAAAGGTTCGCCTTTCGTTCCCCCACCTTCACGAAGCAAATTCGTATGAGGGTGGCCCCGCCAAATTCAGCGCCAGCTACATCTTCCCACCAGACCACCCTGCTGTGCAGGAGTTGAACGCGGCAATCGTGAAGGTTGCTGCTGAGAAGTGGGGCGCCAAGGCCGACGCCATTCTCAAGACGCTGCGCACCGCTGGCAAAACCTGCTTGCGCGATGGGGACAGCAAGGCAGACCGCGACGAGTACGCCGGAATGATGTTTGTCAGTGCCAGTAGCGCCAAGCGCGTGAAGTTGGTTGACCAGGACGGCACCACGCCGCTGGTTGAAGCGGACGGCAAGCCATACGGCGGTTGCTACGTCAACGCTTTCGTTGAGGTCTGGGCAATGGACAACCAGTTCGGCAAGCGCATCTGTGCTGGCCTGGGCGGTGTTCAGTTCCACAGCGACGGTGAGCCCTTCGGTGCCAGCAGTGGCAACGACGAGTTTGAAGCTGTCGAGGACGCTGACGAATCTTTTGTCTAAACCGTGTCCTGCCTGCGGGCAGGGCTTTTCGGACTGCCTTCGGGCATTCCAAAAAGGAGAACGTGATGCGAATTACCAAAAAGTACCGTACCGATATGGCCCGCGCCATCATTGACCGCAACGTGATCGGCGTGCCGTTCAACGACTACGACACCGCGCAGATGAACGAAGTGCTTGGTACCACGTTTGACGGCTTTGTTCGTCGCCGCAATCCCCAGTACCCCAGCGACCCGCGCCACTTGCACGGTTCTACATTCGGTGAGTTTGCAGCATTCAGTTGGCTCAAGGCAATCAGCCCTATTGATGACATCCAGAACGTCAAGAAGGTGATGCGCGAGTCCATCGCCCCCTGTTTGGCTGAGTTTATGGACAGCGTGGATGAACCGGCCTGCGAACACTGCGGCACCACCGAGCGTTTGACCTGTGACCATAACCCCAGCTTTGACAGCATCGCACTGGCATACCTGGCCGACAACGCCATGCCTCGCATCATCGACGCGCCCAACGGCGTCGGCAACGTGTTTGAGGATATTGACGTTGAAGGCCGCTGGATTGGGTTTCACCAGTCACGCATCACACGCTACGCGGTGCTGTGCCGGTCATGCAATGCGTCCAAGGGCAAGACTGACGCTGTGCGAAAAGCGGTGGTGGCTGTGGAGTGCGTGGATTTATCTGTGGGCGCAGACGCAGGAGAGTTGGTTTGAAACCTGTGCGCGTATTCGATCTGGAAATCTACCAGGACTATTTCCTTGCGATGTTTCGGGACATTGGCAACGGCAAGACCGCGACCTTTGAACTGTTCGACGGCCATGAGTTTGGTGTGAATGCCGTGCGCGGAATTATCAAAGACTCCACGCTAGTGTCGTTCAACGGTAACAACTTCGACCTGCCGTTGCTATCACTGGCGCTGACCGGAGCTGACAACAAGACCATCAAGCAAGCCAGTGACGCGATCATCGTCAACAACCTGCGCTCATGGCAGTTGGAAAAGCGGTTCAAGTTCAAGACCATCGGCAACGCTGACCATATCGACTTGATCGAAGTGGCTCCAGGCATGGTGAGCCTCAAGATTTACGGTGGCCGCCTGCACTGCCAGAAGATGCAGGACTTGCCAATTGAGCCAAGCGCCAGCATCAGCCCCGCAGACCGCGAAGCGCTCAAGACCTATTGCGCCAACGACCTGCAAACCACAGAGGACTTGTACCGCAAGTTGCTGCCGCAGATTGAACTGCGCGTGCAGATGGGCGAAGAATACGGCCAAGAGTTGCGCAGCAAGTCGGATGCGCAGATTGCAGAAGCGGTGATTAAGGCCGAAGTCGAAGCCATCACTGGCGATGCCGTGGAACGTCCTGAGATTGCTGCCGGTACGCAGTACGGTTACACCGCACCTGATTTCATCCAGTTTGAGACTGCGCAGTTACGCGATGTGCTTGAGCGAATCCAGGTTGACAAGTTCGTGGTGCAGGACAGCGGCAAGGTGAACGAGCCGAAGTGGCTAAAGGACTTGGAGGTGGCGCTGGGTGACTCGGTGTACCGCATGGGCATCGGCGGTCTGCACAGCACTGAGTCGTGTGTGGCCCACGTTGCTGACGATGACACGCTGCTGATTGACCGTGACGTTGCCAGCTACTACCCCAACATCATTCTGACCTTGGGGCTGGCACCCAAGCACATGGGCAATGCCTTCATATCGGTTTACCGGGGCATCGTGGAGCGTCGGCTGGAAGCCAAGCGCACTGGTGACAAGGTGACGAACGAAGTCCTGAAAATTTGTATCAACGGCAGCTTCGGGAAGTTCGGCAGCAAATGGTCTGTGCTGTATTCGCCCGACCTGCTGATCGCCACCACCATCACCGGCCAACTCTGCTTGCTGATGCTGATTGAACAGCTTGAGCTTTCGGGTATCCCCGTGGTGTCAGCCAACACGGACGGCATCGTTATCAAGTGTCCAAAGGACAAAGCGGATGTTCTGGATGGCGTTGTGGCTGGCTGGGAAATGATTTCCGGCTTTGAGACTGAGGCCACTGAGTACAGCGCCCTCTACAGCCGCGATGTGAACAACTACCTGGCGATCAAGACAGACGGTAAGCACAAGGCCAAAGGTGTTTTCGCACAGGCAGGTATGGCCAAGAACCCATCGAACGCGATCTGCGTGGAAGCAGCGTTGGCCTATTTGAAGAACGATACGCCAGTAGCCGACACGATCAACGACTGCGTGGATGTGACCAAGTTCGTCAGCATTCGCAGCGTCAAGGGCGGTGCTGTGGATCAATACGGCGACTACTTGGGCAAGGCCGTCCGCTGGTACTACAGCAGCCTCATGGAAGGCCCGCTCCGCTACAAGCTCAACGGCTACACCGTCCCTCGCACAGAGAACGCGCAAGCGCTGATGGAGCTGCCGTTCGACATGCCCATCGACATAGACCGTGATTGGTACATCGCGGAAGCCAATTCAATTCTCAAAGACGTAGGAGTAACCCTGTGAGATTTCTCAAACTCTACAAGCTCCGCCGCGATTGCGGCTGGGCAGTAATCCCCGCCATCAAGAGCGCCTGGAGGATTAGCCGCCATGCGTGAACGTGAATTCAAGTGGACCCCCATTCGCATAGTGCTGTCGCTGGCTTACCTGGCGGCTTTCGTAACCCTTCTCTTGGTGATCTGATGCGCGAATCTGAAATTGAAACCTACCTCGTCAAGCGTGTGCGTGAGCATGGCGGCGATTGCAGAAAGGTGGAATGGATTGGGCGCCACGGGGCACCTGACAGGTTCGTCATGCTGCCTGGTGGTTGCCTTTGGGTCGAACTGAAAGCCCCCGGCCAGAAGCCCAAGCCCCATCAAGTGCGCGAACACGCACGACTGCGCAACATGGGCCAGCGCGTGGAGGTCATCGACTCCATTGAAGGCGTGGAGGCTTTGCTGGTATGAGCAACGCTTTCGACACACGCGGCCCAAGCACGGCCCTGAGAGGTGTGCGCCAGAAGACCGTCAAGCAGATAGTCAAAGACGCAAACCGCAAGAACTATGAGGCACCGCTGTGCGCGTTCGTGCCACCGGAAAAAGCCCAAAAGATGCGGAAGGCGGCGATATGAGATTCACTCCGCGTCCGTATCAGTCCATGATTACCAGCCACATCCTCGACCTGCCACGCAGCGGTATCTGGGCTGGCATGGGTATGGGCAAGACAACGGGTACGCTCAACGCGCTGGACGCCCTGACGATGGTGGAGGACGACCCCATCCTGGTGGTAGCGCCCCTGCGCGTTGCCCGCTCCACATGGCCGGACGAGGCGCAGAAGTGGGACCACCTCAAGGGTCTGTGCATCATGCCCATCGTCGGCTCTGTGCCAGAGCGCCAAGCCGCCCTGCGCATACCCGCGCAGGTCTACACAATCAACTACGAGAACCTGCCGTGGCTGGTGGCTCACCACAGGGACAAGTGGCCCTACCGCACTGTGGTGCTGGACGAGGCCACGAAGGTCAAAGGCTTTCGCACTCGGCAAGGCGGTATGCGTGCCCGCGCCTTGGGCACCGTGGCCCACACCAAGATCAAGCGGCTGGTGCAACTCACCGGCACACCAGCCCCCAACGGGCTCAAAGACCTGTGGGGCCAGATATGGTTCCTCGACGCTGGGCAGCGCCTGGGTAAGAGCTACACCGCGTTCAGCCAGCGCTGGTTCCGGCCCGACTACAGCGGCTTCGGCATCATCCCCCTGCCCCACGCGCAGGCTGAGATACAGGACAAGCTGCGCGACCTGTGCCTGACCGTGGACGCGAAGGATTGGTTCGATCTGAAAGCACCCATCGTCAACAACATCTACGTGGACATGCCGGTGGCCGCACGCAAGCTCTACCGCGACATGGAGAAGGCGATGTTCATGCAGCTCGACGAGCATGAGGTCGAAGCCTTCGGCGCTGCGGCCAAGACCATCAAGTGCTTGCAGATCGCCAACGGCGCGGCCTACGTTGGCGATAGCAACGACCAGTGGAAGGAACTACACGATGCCAAATTGCAAGCGCTGGAGAGCATTGTGGAGGAAGCCGCTGGCGCCCCTGTCTTGGTGGCCTACCACTTCAAGTCGGACCTTGCCCGGTTGCTCAAAGCATTCCCTCAAGGTCGGGCGCTGGATGCTGACCCTGGAACGATCAAGGCTTGGAATGCAGGGCGAATTCCTGTGCTATTCGCTCACCCTGCGTCGGCTGGTCACGGACTGAATTTGCAAGACGGCGGGAACATCTTGGTGTACTTCGCCCACTGGTGGAACGCCGAAGAACGCGACCAGATCCTTGAGCGTATCGGCCCCACGCGCCAGATGCAGGCGGGGCATGACCGCCCTGTATTCGTCCACAACATCATCGCCCGCGACACCGTGGACGAGTTGGTGATGGAGAAGTTGGAAACCAAACGTGAAGTGCAAGCCGTCCTCTTGGACGCAATGAAAAGAAAGGGAATGAAGTGAAGTGCCCCCATTGTGAAACTGAAAAGAAAAGCGGAGTCCTCGACACCAGGCTGCACGGCGAGGACATCGCCCGGCGCCGAGAGTGCAGCGTCTGTGGCGAGAGGTTCTGGACGCGGGAGCGCGTGGACACCGCTATCGACATCAACAGGCTGGAAGGCTCTGAGAACCGGCGCAAAACACCAGAGCGCAAGCCAGAGCGTGCCAGCAACTCGCTGTGGGTGTCTTGGAAATGACCAAACCCCAAAAGCGTGCCATCGAGGCGGATGCGGTGAAGGCCGCAGCGGCAGGCAAGACCATCAACGAGGCCTGCCCCTGGCCCTTCACGAGCGAGGAAGCCCTGCTCTGGATAGCAGCGTGGGCAGTAGCAAAAGGAGTATCTAAATGAACCTACTCATATTTCTCACCGGCGTCATCTTCGGAGTCGGCCTCACCGTGGCAGGCGTGGCCCTGCTGGCCGGGAACGCAACGAAACGATTGAAAGGTAAGAAATGAACACACTGATTGAACTGGCTGATGCGTATGCCTATGCAAGCCGCCAAGCGAATGACAGAGACTCGCACACCAGAGCCGCCCTAGTGCAAGCCATCGAAGCCCTGCAACAAGCGAACGCCGATTTAGAAGATCGGTGGGCAGAGTGGAAAGACTCGCTTAATTCAGTGATGGAGCAGCGCAACGCCCTGCAAGCAGAGGTGGAGCGGTTGAAGGCAGCACCCCAAGCACCAGCACTGCCACCTGAAGCGCGTGACCTACCCCAAGCGCAAGTCTGCTGCGGTGACTATGCAAACTGCGGCAGACCATGCACACCAAGGGGACGTTGGCAGGCCACCCAAGCACCGAAGCCGCTGACGGATGAGCAGATTAAAGCCATCTATCAAAAGTACGGTACAGGACGCGCTGATGGTTTTGCTGATGCTGCCCGAGCCATTGAGAAAGCCCACGGAATTACGGAGGCACAGCCATGATGTTTGCATTAGGCGATGGAGCAAGTGACGCATTGGACAGGGTAGATGCCGAGATTGACATGGCGTATCTCTATGGGCACGGATCGACGCCAGAGTCAAGCCCCAGACATTTCAGAGAAAACAGGGGGGAGGTTACTGATTCGTTTATCAGCACGTATAAGCGAGTAGTCCACCCCAAGCCACCTTACTCTGGAACGTGGGATTGCCGAGCCTGTGGAAAGCCATTTGGGTTTGGTCAGCTAAGTGAGCAGGGCTATTGCTACGACGATCAGGTTATGCACCTTACTGTCACGGCAGAACGCGGGATTACAGGGGAGGCACAGGGATGACCCTTTATCTACTGCGATTCAGTGGGGGCGATGTGAGGCGATGCGAGTGCAAGTCATGTGACAAGCCAGCCGCGTACATATCTGACCAGCTTATGTATTTCTGTGTAGGTCACGCAGCACTCAGACTTAGGAAGGCACAGGGATGACCAAGATGCCAGAGCCAGATGGATACAAGTACCGTGATGAAACGGGCAATTGGGTTAGACGTGCGCTCCCTTATCCGTTTGAATTAAAGCGCGACGAAGTTGAATTAACTTACACCGCCGACCAGCTCAAGCAAGCTGTGAGGGATGCGCTGGAGGAAGCGGCAAAAGTCGCAGAGGGTTATCCCAAGTATGGGGAGGCAACCGCCGAAGAAATCAGAGCCATGAAGGAACCGAGATGAGTGAACTAATTTTCAAATGGGCGATGGTTGCCGCAATGATCCCGATTGTTGCCAGCCTCTGGATTTGTTTTGTGATGCTACTCCGTAAAGCATTTAAGGATTGGAAATGAACACACAACAAAAAGCACTCAAGGAATGTGTAAAGGCGCTAAATGAATCGCTGACGTACATTGAAAGCCCTTCGTGGTCGCCATCAATGGCACGCGATTGCCGTGATGCCATCACACAAGCCAAGCAAGCACTAGAGGTGCAAGCGCAGGGGGAGACAGCCTACTGGTCAGAGGTAATAGGTATGTTTGTGGCTCGCCTAAACCACGGGACGCAAACAATAACAGCGCCTGATGTTCTTGCGCTGCTGAACGATTGCCAGTATCTGGGGTCATTGACCAACCCCCAAGCCAGTGAGCCAAGCAAAGACGCCAAAACATGGTGCGAGTACGTTGCCGGAATGATTGGCGGATACCTTAATGAGCCTGTGGACAGCGACAAGTGCAAGGCCATGGCAGGGATCATCGAGCGCAGATTGTGGGCACTTCCAGCAACACCAACAGGAGAAAAAGAATGAGACTTACACGCCTAGAAATCAAACTAAACGTATATGGTGAAAACGAAGGCAAGTACACGGGCGTTGCTCAGTTCACCGGGGATGCCGGAAGTGTTGCACTGAACCTGAATCAGCACCACTGCGAGCAGATGTTCCTTGTGTGTGCAGACGGTATCGTAGACGTAGCCAAAGCCGCTGCTCGTATGTTTGTGCAGGAAGCAATGGGTACGATTGCAGGTGTAAAAGCGAAGGAGCTGGCGAACCATCTTCCAGCAGCACCGGAGGCGAAATGAGCGAGCTATCAAATGTAAAAGTTGGTGACACCCTTGCATGTAGGGTGGGGTACGGCCTTGTCTTGCTAATCAAAGTGGATCGGATAACAAAAACACAAGTTATCTGTGGAGTGCGTCGATTCAATAGGGATGGAAGACCTATTGGCTCATCTGGATTCAGTACATCCCGCGCTTGGCCAGCAACCGAGAAAGACATTCTCAATGCGCGGATAAAGCGAGCCCAAGAAAAGCTAGATCTCCTCAAGGTGAGCGCAGAAAACATAGCCTCCATAGAGGCGCTACTCAAGACGGCAGGATTGGAGGCGAAATGAGCGAGCTATTTTTGTCAGAGTCTGAGCTTCGCGACTTGACTGGCTTCAGGCAATTCAGCAAGCAGGTAACGCACCTCAAGGCCCAGCGTATTCCATTCCACACAAATCGCGCCGGACATCCTCGCGTGGCTCGTGCAGTTCTGGAAGGGCGTAAAGTGGTGGAAAAAACCGCCAAGTCATGGAGTCCATCATGGGCCGGAAACCAAGTCGCAATCTAAACCTACCCAGCCGCATGCGTGCCAGGGTGCGCAATGGAGTGACCTACTACACCTATGACCGTGGGGTAGTCGGTGGCAAGCGAGTGGAAGAAAGCCTAGGCACCGACTACTTGCTGGCTGTCCAGAAGTGGGCAGAGAAGCACGAATCGAAGGCCACGGAAAAGCTAACGGTGGCATGGGCCATCTGCAAGTACCGTGCGAGCCCTCAATTTGACGAGGTGAGCCTTGGCACTCAGGAGGACTACGGCTACGCACTCGACAAGCTGTTGGCCAAGTTTGGCGATGCACCGCTGGACGAGGTGCGCCCAAGCCACGTGACCCTGTATCTCGACCACCGAAGCAAGGAGAGCCGACACCGGGCACTGCGCGAGAAGGCGGTTCTGTCCATGATCTACACATGGTCGATTGCGCGTGACTTTTGCACCAGCAATCCCGTTGCGTCCATCAAAACAAAACGATTGCCGGGGCGCAAGCATGTCTACATCACCGATGATCTGCTGGAGTCCGTCTACCAGAAAGCAAGCCCTGCACTGCGCGATGCAATGGACTTGGCCTACTACCTCGGACAACGCCCGGCAGATGTGCTGGCAATGTCAGAGTCCGACATTCGCAATGCGTTCTTTGAGTTCACTCAAGGCAAGACTGGCAAGGGCATGCGAATCACCGCCACGGCGTCCGACCTCGAAGCGCTGATGAAGCGTATCGCAGAGCGCAAGAGCAAGTTCGCGGTCCACTGCATGCAGCTACTGGTTGACGAGTCAGGCAAGCCCATGACCAAGGCGAAACTTCGGAGCCGGTTTGAGGCTGCGCGGGATGCCGCTGGCGTGGATGGCGCAGCATTCCAATTCAGGGACTTGAGGCGCAAAGGCGGCAGCGATCTACGTGACCAAGTGGGGCTTGAAGCGGCACAGGCTTTGCTGGGCCATGAGAGCGTGACAATGACCGAGCACTACACTGGCGGAAGGGGCCGAATGATTACCGCAATTCCCTCGAAACGCAAGACTGGCGCGGGTAAGTGATCCAATAATTGCGGAAAGGAAAATAGCCAAAACGCCCTATTTACGCCATTCCTCGCAGGATTCAGGTACTAGCGAGTAACTTCGTGGAGGTTCGAGTCCTCTTCTGGGCACCAAGCGTAACACATAGATGTGACGCTATCAAAGATGTAGCAAATTGGTTTTTGTTTTCACGCAATTTACCGATTTTCACGCAATCACTTCACCCCAGCCGCCGCCCGACACTCGTAGTATTGGCCGCTGACCTCCACCAATTTGTCCAGCACAGACCCCATTGAGTCACTTGCCAGCGGGGTCAGCTTGGGGCAACTTGCCACTATCAGCAGGCTTGGCTCCGTTGAGCGCTTGGTTAGCAAGCTGCAACCCGTTAGCAGGTAGCTTGCAATCAACGTACACAGTATTGGTTTCAACTTCACGGCGCACCTCCGATTGAATAGTTTTGTTGGTCACTTTGATCTGGGCAATGGCTTGCGCTGCCGCCGTATTGGCCGCGTCCACGGCTTCGGCCACGTAGTTGCGCTCGATGGCGTTGCGGCCTTCTTCCCACTTCTTTCCTATGCTCACGCCACCCGCGAAGGTGCCAGCCAGGAGAGCCAAGCCGATAAGCCACATGGATGGGTTAAGCAGGGTCAGCATTGGTCTTCTCCATCTGTTTGGTCTTGAAGCTGTTGACCACGGCCATCGTCTTGTCGTACCCGGCATGTCCAACCGCGAAGCCGCCATACACCAGCCACACCTCCATGTCGAAGGTGAAGTCGTTGACGTATGTGTGCGCCACCACGGCGAGGGCGAGCAGGCAGTGGAAGGTGGTAGCCGCCAGTTTGGTCAGCGAGTAGCTGCCATCTTTGCTTGTGATAAGACCTATCGTGAGGTCGCGGACAAACGTAAACGGGTTCATTGGACGCCTTTCGCGCAGATGGTGACTACGCCAGTTGGACCGCCTACCCATTGGGCGCGGATGTCTGGGCCGCTGGGCTGGCCTCGTGGCGCGTCGGGCAGGCAGAGAGCGCCAACCGAGGCGCGTGGGCCAGATAGGCCCGTCGAGAGTACGGTGCTTGGCCGGGTGGTGTACGTGCCGCTGACCTTCACGCGCCACACCGGGGGCTTGAGGATGTCAGTGCGTTCTTTGCACAAGGCCAAGGCTGCCGCGTCTGGTGGAGCGTCACAGGTCCACGGCAGGTATGTCTTAGCCGCCGCAGCGTATGCCGCCTCCCGATCCGCAGCAACGTAGATGCTTGCGATCACCCCGCCGAACTTGGCCGGGTCGCACACCGCATGGGTGCAGCTCAAGCCGATGTTGGTGCCACCCACGCAGGGTACATAGAGGTGCTTGCCGAGAGCGCCAGTCTCCCACCGCACCGGGCCGGGGACGACTTCACACGATCCGGCACGAGCAACGGTTACGCCTGCGGCTGACCCAAGGCCCATGACGATTAGGCCAATGGCGAAGCGGACCTTGTAGGGTAGTGGCTTATGGATCATTGTTTTGGCGGGAGGATTTCCCAGTACACCGCTTGCCTGACGCGGAGCAGTGGCAGGATGTGGGCCTTGAGCATAGCCAGTGCGGCCTGAGAGCGTAGAACCATTTGGTCGTTAGAGCGCCAGCCGGGCAGCAAGCAGCCTTCCGTGTGGGTAGCGAGGTTGCCACCATGCACTCTGATGTACTTGTATCCGGGGACACCAACCAGCGTCAGCGTGTCGGGTCCGAAGCGGTTGCTGTACTCCGCGATCACTTTGTACGTGCCCACTGGGATAGCCGTGATGCCAGCCTTCTTCCACTCGGAAACGTGCTTCCCAGCTTCTTCGCGTACCGTGTCTTCAAGGATGTCGCAAAGAGCCCGACCACCCATCGTCAGCTTGGAGAGAGTCGTCGGGCCGATGGATGCTTCGCGTTGTTGCGTGAGAGTCATGCTTTACCTTTACTTGATGTGCGTACTCAGCCACTCTTTGAGCCCCGACGAAAGCAGTCCCGCAACGAACAGCGCGAGTCCTAGCAGGATGTTCTTTGTCACATCCCGCTTGTAACCCTCGACAACCTGCGCCTCTTCTTTGCGGTGCTTGTGGTCAGTGCGGTGCCCGTCATAGTCGGGCAGGCCAAGGTCGTTCTTCACGAAGGCTTCTTTCATGCGGATGCACGAGTGCTCCATTACTTGAACGCGCTGGTCCAAAGCGATGATTAGTGCCTCGTTGGCGGCGCAGGCGTCACAGCGGGTGTCGGACATTGGCACGGGCTTTCAAGATGATGTTGCGTTCGAGGAAGGGGCGGAACCATATCCAAAAGGCGGCGATAGAGAGGACGATCTCAGCAGAGATTGCGGCTGGTGGCGGATAGACCGAAGCCAGCATGGAGCCGACTACGAACAGCCACAGGGCTGCATTGAACGCGGCGAAGTACCTCGCCTCGCGAGAGTGAAAATTACCCCTCGTGATGATGGCAAGCTGCATGACCGCTGTGGCGAGGAACACCGCGCCCCAGTGGCTCTCGGTCATGATAGCGGCCATGCCTGTGTATGTGGGTCTGCCGAAGGTGTCCCCCGGCCAGAGCAGCAGTACGGCCCATGTGAACTCGGAGAGGGCCAAGACCAGTCTGGTGCTCACCATCTGAGTGTCAAAGAAACTGCGTTTGAACGCTGAGATTACTTCGTCAGTCATGATCTCATTTCCGGTGCAATCTGCATGCGCTTCGTCTCGCTGATGTAGCTCTCGAAGCAGTGGTTTGGGTCGAACCAGAAGATGGTGTCGATCACTCGGGCAAGACGCGGGTACTTTCTCCAAGCGCGACTGCTCAGAGTCTCGTCTGCCCATCCGCCTAGCAAGGCGTTGAAGAACTGATCAAAGGCGATCAGCGTCTGTTTGATGATGAATTTCATGCGATACGAATCAGCGTGCCATAGGCCGTGTCAGTTGTTACCGGGCGCACTGCTGCGGTTATGGATGTGACCTTGATCTGCGTCCAAGTTGTCGTGTCGGTTGAGTACGATCCCGAATCAACATGATTCGTACCGTTCTTGTTGGTGTAGATGACCGAACCAGATGTGAAAGTTATCTGGCCGTAGACTTGTGGGTTAGAGCCTGCGATTGGCATCGTCGCAACCAACGTGTTAGACGAGTTGTAAAACCGGATGGCGTAGGAAAAGCCGCTGGAGTGAACGGACTCGATGCGGAATTGTTCAGTGCCGCCCGCGTTGTAGAAACGAATAATCACCTCACCAAGCCCGCCGTTGTACACCAAGCTGCTCCCGGTGATGTGCATAACCCAGGAGGTGTTGAACGGGATGAACGCCCCCGGCCCCACCGTCAACGAGCTAAGAGTAGGCGCTCCCCTGCGAAAGTTGTTCGCATAGCCCGCTGGCGCGTGGGTGAAGAGGTCGGCGCGTGTCATAGTCGTGCCGTCTGACACCGCTATCGGATCGCCCACGCTCCCCGCGCTGTTGTATACCTCATGAATTGGGGATGCCTCGGTGGTCGCCATGCCGATGACCAGTGCGTAGCGGCTCGTGGCCGGTGGAGGCACGTAGGAATTCGCAAAGAACGCTGGGCCGAGCGCGAACATTAAGCAAATCCTTTTTGCAGCACACAGGCCCAGGCCGCGTCTGCTGAGTCGTAGTACATACTGAGAAGGTCAACCGCATTGGCCGAAGTAGAGAGAACCCCAGCCGCACCACCGGGCCACTTGTACGCGGTGCCATAAGCCAGAGTACGGGAGCCAGTCGCGTCCTGCTTTATGCGAATGTTCAGAACCATGCCGTCTGTCGGGTTGCTCGCGTTTGCCAGCGTAGCGTTGGTGGCAAGCGTGATCTTGAAGTTATTGGACAGGCTTGCGTCGAGCGCTATGGATGCCCCGCTCGTCAGGGTAGACGGCGACACACTCTGGTTCTTTGTGAATACGTTGACCGCGCCAAGCGTGGCACCAGCCCCCGCAGCCGCCATGCCGCGTTGGGTGAAGTAGTTGGTGCCATCGCTAACGATGCGGACGCCCTGCCCAGCCGCGATTGCAAGCGAACCCGAGCCGTCGATGTTGCTGGTTGTTGGGGTTATCGTCAAAGTTCCCGCACCGCGATTCTGCACATCAACCCACCAACTAGCGCCGGTTGTTGAAGCGATTGGCAATGCCCCCGCGATGGGGGCGGCGTTCGCGTGCGTGACTAGCTTCCCTTTGTCCCCTGTGACGTAGTTGTAGGTGGTCCCTGTTTGGGCATTGACCACCTGATCTGGTGCAGATGCCGACCCGACTGCCTCACCAAACGCTTGTCGGAAGTCGATGTAGCTCGTAACCGTTGTTGCCCCAGTGACAGCAGAATAAAGCTGTAAGTAGGTTGTGGTGTTGAGCCAGTTGGTTGTGGTAGTTGCCGAAGTGACAGCGCCCGTGGTCCGGTGGGCAACAACGTAGTTCGTTGTGCTGGCTGTCAGCGCCACCGTACCGTCAGAAACCGCGACCCCGTTGAACCGGCCACCATAAAAGCCCCAAGTCAGCCCCGAGGTGGCAGGCTGGCGCAGGCCATACAGTTTCGCGGGTGTAACGGTGGCAAAGTTCTCGTTAATTGGAACTTCCGGGGATGCCTGACTGCTGGAGATAGTTTGCATAATTTATCCTTCGTTTCTAAACGGAGCCTGTCAGCGCATAGCCCCGACCAACAACGGCGTTGCGCTGGTAGACCTTGACATAGAGAACGCTTTGGCCGCTTCCAAAGTCGGTCACTTGCTGGGCGTTTGTGTAGGTCGCTGTGGGTGTCGTCAGGTTGCTGAATGTCCGCTTGATAGTCGTAAAGCTGCCACTGTCGTAAACCTCAACGTCATACAACTCGACGGCCTCTCCCAAGGGCGCGAATATCCCCAGCACTCCGGTCATGCGCGTTGTGTAGCGAGTCCTTCTGACCCAAGTGAGGGCAGTGTCAGTAGTGGCTCTGTTGGCCCGCAACATGCAAGGGGAAAAAGGCTTTAAGTTAGCCCCAGTTGGGGTTATCGTTCGCGTATTGGCTGCACTGAGAATTTGCGTTGGCGCAGCTCCTTTGTAGTAGCGCAATCTTCCGATGTCGCTACCACTGGGAGACAGTGGTAATACCGCAAAACCGCGCGTGGTCAGCAGTACGAAGCGCTCACCGGATACGTGTGCCGAACACGCCCAATCAGTGCCCCTGAGTCCCCGCAATAGGCCGCTGATGTTGTATACGCCAGCGGACACCAGCGTTGCCGTGCGGAATTGAACGACCTCATCCCCAACCAGCGCAACATTGACATTTCTATCTTCGAGCATGGCATCGCGGGTAACGCTAGACAGTTGGCCGTCCCCAACATTCACCTGAAAAGTGTTTGCCTCGTCAAACACCAGGGCGCCTGTGTGGCCGCCGAGAGCCGTGGTGGCTGTGCCAAAAATGGCGGCATTCAGGATCGTCGCGTTCAGGTCATACACGCTGGCGTTGGCGCTGTAGTAGACCCCTGCGGTGTAGTTGCCCATGCCCTTGGCCGCGACATAGACAAGCGAGTAATCGTCGGAGTCTTGCAGCATCGGGATGTCCAGCAAGGCCAGGTTCACAGAAGGCGCAGCCTCCACAGAAACCTGTCCGCTGGCACTAGACGTAACGCCAGACTGCGTAAACACCGAGGCGTTGTCGGAAACAAGGTCCAGCTTGATGTAGCCACCAGTGTCCACCCGCTTTACGACCCGCATCCTCCAACCGGCGCCGTGGTAATCAGTCACGGTCAGAACGTCAGCGGGTTCCAGCGCGGCGTACTTGAGCGATAGCGCAACTGTTGTGCTGCGGGAGGAAACTACCCGGTCAAACAACAATCCGTCTGCCAATGTCTTGGCCTCGCTTGACAGCATCGCTATCGGCATCTGTACCGCGTTGACGTTGGTTTGTCCTGCCAAGAGGCGATCCGAATACTCGGTTGCCGTTTGGTAGTCCGCTTCTATGTTGGGATAACTTATGGCGAACTGCGCTGGCAGTTCCAACTCGCCAGAGTCGTTTATTGTTATCGGGTCATTGTTGTCGCAACCCAGTTCGTCGTAGGGCACCGACACAACCGCAGCCCCGCCGCGTTGACGAAAGTACAGTTTGTCGCTGGCACTCACCTCAAAATGGTAGGTGTTTGCCAGCAGCTCCAGCAACGCTCTTGAGTTGCTTATCTGGCTTGATGAAAGTGCCCGCACCGGTGTCGATGTTGAGAGCGCAGACACGTCGAACTGACCTGCGGAAAGTCCCGCCATTGAACAAATCTGCGACACCACCGCAGCGACGGATGGGCCGTCAATTGGGCTCGGGATGTAATCCAGTGCCCCAACTTTTTGCAAACGGACAAAGCAATTTGGATTATCCGATGTGAAGTAGTCAGCAGACTTCATGGTGCCAACCGTTGCTCTTACCTTCGTGATTGTTTTTCCAGCACAGGGTATGGAGAAGCTGCGCCCGGCTGACCCATCAAACCCTGACCCGCCAGCGTTCGTCACCACTAGCGCCGTAGTGGTGAAGGAGATTCGATTGTTTGTCGTTACGTTCTCGTGCAGATAGGTTGTTGGGGCGGCGGTTCCGATGCTGAAACGATGGGTGAACGGGGATACCGTACCCGCTTTCAGCATTGACATGGACGCCAGAACGGCCCCGGTGTCATTCATAAACTCTAGCGTGAAGTTTATTTCGTCACCCGAGTAAAAGTTGTTACCGGCGCTCAGTGCGTAGGTCGCACCAACGTCGATTGGAAGTGTCTTCTGTCCGCCTGTGGTGACTGTGAGTGAGTAGCCCACCCGAACCCCCGTGCCGCCGTAGTTAGGCAGAAGCAAGGCATCCGTTCCAAACTCGTCAAAATAGTTGTTGTAGGTGCTGGTCCCGGCGTAGGCAATGTCGAAGGCATCCAGCGGCCCAGGATCGGTGTCACGGCGCGTCACGAAGCCCGACACAAGAAGGCTCTGGTTGGTGCCGTAGGTCGATGGGGCTTGTATTTCAAAAGTCAGGTTCGGGATGGACCCGCTGCCGCCCAGTTGCAAGCCCTGAATAAAAACAGTTCCGCGCCCTCGATAGGCGCAGGCGTTGGCCGTCCCCACAGATGCCTCGTAAGTGGGGTCGGGCAGTTGGTCAGCAACCCCTGAATAGGATGTGAGACGCCTCCAGAGGCTTGCCGCGTTGTTGGCATCCTGGACCAGCTTGCCGTTGTTCCACACCCTGCGAACTCCGGGTATCACGTTATCTGACAAGAGTATCAGCAGGTCCACTTCATACGTGTAGTTTGTGTTTTCGACGCCACCGCCGCCGCCCTTTCCGCTCTGCGTTGAGGTGGTGGCAATCTCTCGCTTTGCGCTGGCCCAAACTATCTGCCCCGCTATCCTTGGAGCGCCAACAACAAATGGGATGGTTGTCCCGTAGCTGCTACCCGTAACTTTTAGGTCATCTAGCCTTGGACCCTGCTGCTTTTGGTTCGGCTCAAAGGTTCCGCCGATTGCGCTACCAATCATGAACCCCAGTTGGGGCTGGCCGAACAGCGAACCGACATACGCGCCTGCAACACCTAATACGAGACGCGCCATTTAGAGAACTCCCGGCAGCTTGAAGGCCGCGACGAAACGCATGACGCTGCTGAACATCAACCGGGTTTCGATCACCCTGTCGTTGCCGTCGCCGCCCGATGCGTGAATGATGGACAGCCCACCGTGCCGGTAGTCACCGAGAATCCCAACGTGCTGGGGGTCGCGCCCAAATGCGATCATCACAACGTCACCGGGCTGCATTTCCTCAAAGGGTATTTGTAGCATCGCGGACTCGGCCTCTTGCATCAGGCTGCTGCCGTCTGGAACCCTTGGGTAGCCAAGCACATCAAACGCAGGATCAAATGCCCCAAGCGCTTTGCCGACGCCCAAAACCAGACCAACACAGTCCACGCCAACACCCTTGACGCGGGCCTGATGGTGGAATGGCGTACCCAGCCAAGAACGCGCTTCTATAACAACAGAGGGCCGGTCTATTAGCATTAGTGTGGTGTCTGTCATCGGCTTAACGCATCCACCCCTGGAAGGTGTGGTTCGCCTTGGAAGTTGAGGACGTTGTTGAACTTGCCCGCGCAGTCTTCTGCCAGTCGCTTTCGACATCCGGCGACGACGCTGTAGGTGTCTCCCACATTAACCGCCGGGAACATTGGGAGGCTGAGAGTGAAGCGGGTTGCTGAAAAGGTCTTTACTTTTTGCTGCAAGCCAACGCACTCGCCGCTGGTGAATGTCAGGACTCCATCCGAGAACCATTCGTCATCTTCCGCACGACTTGAATCGTCGAAAATCTGCGTGCTGACCACGCCAGTAACCGCCCCCGTGTATGTGTAGGCAACGGTGTTTACCGTGCAGCGTGAATCCCCAAGTCGGGCGCGGCATGTGCGACTGGTTATGCTGCCAAGTGGCTGCTGTAGGTACTGTTGCAGCCCACGAAGCTCGGCGGTTATCTTGCCGTCGCCCACCTTCACATCACCTACTGTTCCAGTGAGCAGAACGTCAACCCCGTCAGTTACGTTGGCCGCGTTATAACGTATTATTTTGAAGGCCGAATTGCGCCACCGGCCACTGTATATGTCGGTGTGGGTGAACACCGTACCATCGTCAAGTGTCGTTAGCTCTAAATTGGAAACGCTGAAACCCGCGCCGGTTTCAATGTCGGTTATCTCAAGTCCCTGCGATGCCGTGTAAAGCACACCGCCAATAAAAACATCATCTTGCGCACTTGTAAAAGCCACGGCAGTAGCGTCTTGTCGGGTAATGACAAGACCGTGCGCCAGCGTTGTTGTCTCAAGCTGGTAGTGGGCCAACAGGTTGCTGGGGATTGACTTCACTCCATGACCTCCACCAGCGACACGCTCGGCCCGCTGATAAAGCGCGAAGCTGCTTGCCCGCCCGCCACAATGTCAAAATCAATCTGGTCATTCTCAAACTGGACAGGCACGTAGAATGTGCCACTCCAACCCAAAGAATCGCTTGTCTGGGGGTACTTGAATGTCGTTCCGCCGGTAGCCGTCAGGCCCACAGTCCCGGTGCTGATCGTGATGAAATCTGCACCTTTAGTGGCCACGGTATGCGCGATCCCGTTGAGCGCGGCGGCAGCGGTTCCCGACACGCCGGTGACGTAGACGAGTTGGCCGACTGCGATGCTGGCGACCATTCCGGCCCCGCTTGCGAAGTTAATCCTGGTGGCCGCGCCAACAACGAAGCTGACCACATTTTCAAAGGTATCCGCGACGAAAGTGACAGCCCCCGTGGTAGGCGTGACCGCGATGTTCCCTGCGGCTGCGCCAACGGTTACCGCGCCCCCGTTGCGGGTGACGTTTATTGCCAGTGGCCTGCTGATGCGGCGGTCTTTGGTGCGGGTGGACCCAGCACTGGTGTAACGCTTGAACATTCGGTAGCTAGGCACACCAGCACCAAACCCCGCACTTCCAGATAGAACCCCGCCTGTATAGGCGCGTAAGAATCCTTCTGTTGTGGAAACTGTCTGGTCTTTTGGGTCGAGCATAAGGAAACCGAATGCGCCGCCCTCAGTGACTTCAAACAAACCCTCAATGGCTTGCCACTGACTAACACTCAGAGGCACGGTGCCGACCTCGTACTTGCGCAATGTGCGCTGCCAGATGACGTTGGCCTGCGTGTAGCCCGCTGAGTTTGTGACACGGGTGTTTTTGCGCATGTTGACACCGCGAACACCTGCTGCTATCACAGATGTCGGCATTACAACATCGGAAAGTACCATTACCATTATGAGTTCCTCGCCATTGCTCGTTGGGTGGCCATACCCACTTGCGCTGCGATCTGCTCCTGTGAGCGCCGGTCTGTTGGTCCGTTGATCGTGAAGTTGTTGATTACGTTGACGCCACCAGACGCGCTGCCGCCATTTGGCGTTACGCTACCCCCCTGCCCGCCCATCATCAAATAGTCTTTGCCAGCAACAGACAGCAACTCGGGACCGCGCTCATTGACTTGGTACAGCCCACCGGCAGATACGGGGCCGCCTACCGCTTTGCCAGGGGCGCTACCTAACAAGGATGCTATGAAGCTGCCAACACCGTCTGAATCCGAGCCACCTGTTGATTTGGTCAAGAGGTTTGCAAGCTGCTGCTTGATGATGATTCTGGTGATGTCATTCACTATGCTGTCCGCCATGTCGGTAAAGCTAAGTTTTCCGGTTTGCGTGAACGACACCAGTGCGTCCTCCACACCCTTGAAAGCGTTGGCAAACACCTCCGAGGTCTGCTCGGCAGCGTTGGTGGATGCATCAACGTAGTTTTCCATCGCGCGAGTGGCGCCGTTCTCCCAGTTGGCATCGCTGGCAATCTTTTTGGCGATACCCTGATCGTAGGCTTCGAGTTCCTTTTGCTGAAACTCTTTCAGCTCGGCCAGTCTGCGGTCATAGCGCTGCTTGTCATCGCTGTTGCCACCGCTGGTGCGGAATTGGCTGAGAGCGGCATTGCGCTGTGATTCAAAGCGGTCCTCGATCTGCGCACGGCCAGCGGCGCGGCTGCGGAACTGATCGCCCCGGCCAGCCCCTGCCAACTCACGCGCGTAGCCGCGCTGCACAGTGTCCAGGTAGTTCTGCGCGGCGAAGGTAGCTTCGTTGTAGCCGTCTGCAATCTTCTTGGCGGAAGCAGTCTCTTGGGACGCGAGAACATCCGACGCGGTGCCTGCGTCCGCAAGAATCTTGGTGCGCTTGCCTGTCAGCTCAAGGACTTTCTTGTCGCGGTCAATCTCTGACAGCGCACGCTCGGTGGCTGTGTTGCCGATGGCTTTGCGCTGTTTCTCGCGGGCAATCTCAGCGTCCAGTGCAATGACTTGGGCGATTGTGTTGCTCTCGATATACGCCTGCTTCGCGGAGTAATACTCAGCATCACTCAGCAGGCCAGCGGAACGCGCCGCCTCCAGCCGCTTCTCGCCGTTGGCGTAGGCGTTGGTCTGTGCTTCCATCGCCTGTTGGATTTTCTCCACATCAAACGCTGCACGGGCTTTGTCCAGTTCACCAGACTTGGTGACTGCGCCCTTGTCGGCGTACTTGTTGCGGATTTCCGCTTGCTTGCTGTCGTACTCTTTTTGCGTGACGATCCCGCGCTTGACTGCATCGCCGTATTCGTTCTCTAGAGCCAGCAGCTCCTTTTTCATTTTCGATGCCTTGTCGGCGCCACCGCTCGACAACTTATCAAACTTAACCCGAGTCTCAACGTCCCGTGCCTCTTGCGCGGTGGCCTGTGCTGCACGCTCTTTGAGGCGGGCGGTTTCTCTCAGGTTCTCTAGCGCCACCTTGTCCGCAGACTCTGCGGGAGACACCGGGATGATCTGTCCGCGTGCGCGGGCTTTGTCTGCCAGCGCTGCTGCGTTAGACAGCCTCTGCTCCAGTTTCTTGATTTGCTGCTCGGTGGTGTCCTCGCGGCCCACGTTGAGCATCCAGTCCCACGCCTCGCGGGCGGCGGTGGAAACCCCACGCCAAGTCTTTTCCAAAATGCCAAGGTTCTCAGCCAGTGACTTCGTGCGGCTATCAAGCGCATCGGCATAGGCTTGCTGTGCCAGCGCTGCGGCAGCCGCGCTCTTGCCCTGGTCGTCCAGTGCCTTGATCTGGCTGTAGACCTCCATCGTCAGGTAGTGCATCGACTCGTTGAGCTTCGTGGAGGCCGCAACCGGGTCTTTGCCGAGGGCTATGAACTGCGCGGCGGTGTCTTTCACCGCTGTGCCAACCTCGCGCTCTGCGGCCAAGGCCACACCAGCGAAGCGTTCAAGTTGCGCGGCTCCAATCTGCCCCGTTGCCGCCAACGCAGCCAGCGCTTCCGCAGCAGAGCCCTTGGTGACGCCCGAGAGGTTGTCGAGGTTGTCAGCCATGTTGGCCAGCGCCCCTGACGTTGTGCCTGCGAAATTCCCTGTGAGGATTAACGACTTGTTGAATTCTTCCGCCTCTTTGCGCCCGGCGTAGAAGGCGTACCCCAACGTGCCCGCTGTGACTGCGGCCACCGACAAGGGGCTGACGAGGCCGAGGATGTAGCCGCCCATCGCGCGGGCTGCGTTGCCCACGCCACCGAATACGTCCTTGAGCTGACCGCCCTGTTGCAGCAGCACAGTCAGCGGGTTCTGCCCGCCTTGCAGGCCAACCACGATGTCGGTGAACTGCGCGGGCACTTGGCGCAACGCAGCGGCAGTCGCTTTCGCGGATTGCTCGTACTTCTGCATTACCGGCACGGTGGCCGCCACGGCATCGCTGACTGCTTTTTGCTTGGGTGCTACCTTGTCCAGCGCGGCCAGGTAAGGGGCTAACACTGCGGGGTCTATGCCGCGCTGTGTTGCCAATGCGTTGTAATACTCGGAGCTAGACTTGGAACCTGCTGAGAAGGCCGCTGTCGTGCGCTGAATGCTTTGCACCATCGAGCGCTCTGCGCGGCTCAATCCGTCTGCGGATTTGGTTGCGCTGGCACCAAGACCTTCGATTGTCTTGCCGGATGAGGCCAACGTCGCATCGAGCGACGTTTTCATTGTCTTGGCCGACTGAGCTACCTTCCCGAAGCCGTCAACTGCGGAAGATGGGTCGGCCCCGATTTCAATCGAGAGTTTCTTTCTATCTTCACTCATTCAGCGCCCCTGGAGTTCATGGTAGATAGTGCTTCCGACTCAGCTATGCGGATGTCATAAAAGAGGTTGTCGAATTGCGAGTCCGTCAGGCCCATGCGTCCCATCAGGTAGAACAGCGGTGAGTAGTCGAGCCCCACGGGGCCAGAAAAACCCATCCGCAATTGTGTTGAGACACTAGAAAAAAGCGAAATACAAACTTCGGTTTCTGGCCATATTTCTTGCACTTCGTCCGCGTAGTCGTCGGGCGTCAGTCCAATCGCCGCCAACTCGGCCACATCGGGCTCTTTGGCGTACAGCGATTGGACAGCCCGCCTCAGTTTTTTGTGCGGGCCTCAGTGAGTTCGCGCAGGTAGGTGTCCTGGATGGCGTCGAACGCGCCAAGGTAGTTGTCCAGCAGCTTTTCGACATGCTCTTTGTCGAATGGGTCATCGAGTTCCCAGCCGGACACCATCTGCATCACGGCGTCGATCTTGAGTCCTTCTTTGTCGTCCAGCAGCTCTTTTAGCTGTTCGCGTGTGCGGCCCTTGAATGTGAACTCAACCAAGGCCGCGCCTTCGCCCGGCACGGGAATGCCGACCTTGGCTTTGAATGTGGGGTTGGGGGTAAGGCTGAATTTAGGCTTTGCCATTTCGTACTCTCTTTTTTGTTGGGGAAAAAGGCCCGGACTCTGGAGCGACCAGCGGGCTAAAAGCCCCCAAGCCTTGCGGCGAGGGGGTCGGCAACTGCTTACCGATTAGGAGGCGTAGCGAACAGGGCGGCCCTGCAATGCGCAGCCGGACTTGACAGCCATGAGGTTGCCCTTGGTCATCGAGGGTGTCTCGTCAAACGCGAAGATGCCGTTGTAGAGAATGAAGCCACCTTGGGGCAACGTGGCGCGGAGCGCGTAGTTGGAGCGGGCCAACGCAGCGGTACGGATAGCTTGGTAGCCAGCCAGTGCAGGGTCATCCGCGATCTCCATAGCCAGAGACTGAGCGCTGGTGGTTGTCGGGATTTGGCTGTCGAAGTTCTGCTCCAGGAAGGAGTAGGTCTGGTACTGTGGGTCGCCACCGGAAGATGTCAGGCCGATGATCTGACTGATCTGCGTCCAGGTGCTGATCTTGCGCAGAGTGCCCGTGCCGGTGCCTGCTGGGTAGAGCGCTGTGCTGGTGGTGTCCAAGCCTTCCAGCGTCACGCTGGTGCCGGTGACGGCCTTGGCGCGGAACACGCGGTTGTTGGCGTTAGCCCAGCCGGATGTGAATTCAACGTAGTCACCAGTGGTGAATGTGTTGGTTACGGTCAATACCGCTTCTGACGCATTGGTTGCGACGGTTACGGTGGCGTTTGCGGTGTATGCGCTGGCGATGGCCAGCACAATGCCGTTGGGGAGAGACACTGCCATGATAGGACTCCTTTGTTGACAAAATGCCCTAACGGGCGTGAAAAAAGCCCCACCGATTTCTCAGTGGGGCTTGCTGGGGTGGGTGACCTTATCGGTCTGCCCAAATAGTGAAATCTTGACTTGCGCCGTACACCGGGATGTCGGCGTCGAAGTCAGCTTGCGGTGCGCTCTGCGGCTCACCTTGGAACACGGTGGTGGCGCGAATGGCGTCCTCGATGCTCTGGATGATCGTCATGGCCTCGGCTCTTGTGTTAGACCAGACGTTGACTTGAATGCTGGCGTTGCGCTTGTTCGGAGTGAATCTGTCGAGCATGTTCACGGCCTCGCCGCCGATCTGCTGGAAGGTCACGTAAGGTCGTGTGGTGCTGACCGGCGCGAAGTCGGGGAACACGCGGGGCGTGACACTGACCAGCACTGCGTAGAGTTCTGTTTCAAGGCTCATTTGATTCCTGACATCCGCTCAAAAACGGCGCTCTCGACTGCTGCTACGGCGGGGCGCAGACCTTCGAGATATGCCGGGCGCATAAATGGACGCGCGGCGACTTGCTTGGGGGTGATGGGGTGGGACTTCAAGGTGAACCACTGGCCTTTGTACTTACCTTTTTTAATAAGCACCACCTTGTAGCGCTGGATGTGGCCGTACTCAACCAAGTGCCCGTGGGGCGCCCGAGTGATTTGCTTCCCGCTGCGCACGTTCCAACTAACGTGGTACACGGCATTCTTCCCCTCCACGCTTTTCTCTCTTGAATACTTTTGGTAAATAGACCCAGCAAGGTTGCCGGTCTTTTTACCTATCGCCCGCACGTTCTGCTTGGCCAGGTTGTAGAACACCTGTGCACCAGCTTGTGCGGCAGGTCGGGCAGATTCGGCAACAACGTCAGCCATGTCACCGAGGTACGCAAGTAGCCCACTTATATCCAGCCCCGGTAAGTTTGTGCTTCCTGGACCTTTGCGCTTCATACAACCAGCTCACACACCAAAGTGGTGTGTGCCTTGTTCTCTTTGTCGGGCAGCACGGCGAGGATGTTGTAGATGTCGCCTGCGTTGGTGGCCCGCATCCCGGTGGTCAAACCGGACATTGCGCGAATTTGGATGCTTACCTTGACGGTGGAAGTCTCGGCCCCGCTCTTGATCTGCTCGATGCCGCTGGTGTGCTTGATGTTGGCCCAGACGGTTGCCACATCGCTCCATGTTTGCGTCGGCTGGCCCAGCGCGTCCTGCGTGGCTGCGCGTTGCTGGATGGTCACGCGGGAGTTGAGCGTACCGGCTCTCATAGCTTCCACACCTTGTAGCGGTCCAGCAGGCCTCCGACGAAGCGCATCTGCACGGTGGTGCTGACGGCGCGGCTGGAGTAGGCTTCGGTTTCGCGGTTCTCGTACATGGTGGACACCATGAGCTTTATCCACTGCTTGATGCCCTCTGGGACGGCTGCGGCGTTGGCGTAGCCCGAAACGAATTGGACGGACACTGCGTTGATCTGGTCGCGCGAATCCGGCCATGCGCCCGCGTAGGCCGGTACGACATACGCAAACCCCGCGTCATCAGCGCTGTCCAAGCTGTACAACCCCGCACCTAGCGTTTGCTGCACGCCGGAAGGGTCGTAATGTTTGATGCTGGCGATGCTCTGCACGGGAACTCGCGTCAACTCAAATGCTTCTGGAAAAGCATCGAGTGTCAATTCCCAAGTCTGCACCATCAAAGCGCGGCCTGTTTGCTGCTCTGCCATTTCCGTGGCGGCGGTTATCAGCGAGGTGATGAGCGCATCGTCATCGTTCGTGTCCACGCGGCAATGCAGCTTTGCCTCGGCCAACGTCACGGGGTACGTGGTTGGAGCTGTAATGAGTTTGAGTGCCATTAGCGTGTTGTCCTTGCAATTCTGTTGGGGCGCGATCCGCCCATGCGGCTGGCGCGTGTGGTGTCAATCACCGGGCGGTTACCGACCATTGCGCCAGCGACAAGCAGCGCCCCGGTGTAGGTATTCGCCGTCACACCACTGGCAATGGCGTTTCCTACGCCCACACCAAAGATGCGCTGCAACTGCGCGACCACTCCCACGGCAGTGCTGTTGCCAACGCTTGCGCTGATGGTCGTGGCGCGGGTGATGCTGGCGGTGGGAGCGTTTGCAGTAGCGGTGCCAACACCGGCCTTGCACACCACGTTGACCAGGCCCGACACGCCCTGTGCCGATGCCCCGCCTACGGTGCAGACGATGGTGGTACTGCCAGCCACACTGATAGTGGCAGCGGCGGCTGTTGCCGTTGCGTTACCCACCGAGCAGGTGATGGTGGTGGAGCCCGCAATGTTGATCGTGGCACTGACGCCGGATGCGCTGGCTGCGCCGACGCCTGTGGTGATGCTGGTAGCAATCTGGGCAGTGACACCCGCGCCACTTGCAGTGGCCACCGATGTTTGAAGTGATCTGCCTACCAGGGCCGACACACCAGCGGCTGATGCTGCGCCCACGGAGGCGACCACCGTGCGGGATATCCAGGTGCTGACACCTGTGGCGCTGGCTGCCGCCACCGAGCAGGTGACTATCGTATTGCTGCTGGTGCTGATCGTGGCGGTAACGCCAGATGCGCTGGCCGCACCAACACTTGCAGTGATGGTTGTGCCACCACCCCCAACCACTAGGCTGTCAGCTATCGAGCCTTGAGCAATCGCGCCGAATCCGAGCATTTAGTTCACCAGCAAGTAATGATGCAGAAGGCTGGCCCACCAAGGCCAACCACACCCGGTGTGGAGCCTGTCAGCGCAGCGCCAGAACCCCCTCCACCGCAACCGGGAGCGCCATCGCCACCCGAGGCTTGGACTAGGCCAGCACCTGTTGCAGAGCCGTGAGTGGATGCGCCGCCAGAGCCGCCGTAGTAGTACAAGAGGTTGGGGATGGGTTGGTAGCCGTGTGCACCAGACTCAGGGATAAAGGTCGCAGCCCCCGCCCCTGACGCTCCCGGCGTTCCACCAAACACTCCTGCTGGCGTAAGGCGCCCGCCATTACCACCGCTAACGGCTGCAGCAACTAATCCGGCACCGCTTGCGCCAGCCGTTACGAGAAGGCCAGACGTTGGGAGCGCTACGCTGGAGCCAGCGCCGGTTGTGCCTCCAGTCGCACCAGTCTGCCCCCCAATCGCCTGCTGGATAAATTGCCAGCCGAGCCGCAACTGGGTCGAGCCTACCGCACCGCCTCCGCTGCCACCAACACCACCAGCGGGTACAGCCGTGCCGTTACCGCCGACTGCGCCTGCGCCTGCTTGAGCGAAGATGTTGCTGGCGTTAAGGTTGTCAGAGATAGAGACTTGGGCGTTCTGAAAAACCCCACCTTGGGGCAGGTACAGGAACAGCGTGTCGGGGATGAGGTGAAGCGGGAACCGCAGAGAAGTCTGGCCGCCCGAGCCGCCGCCTCCACCGCCGCCTGCAAGGCTGTTGGCACCAATAACCCCAGCGCCGCCGTTACCGCCGGGTCCGACTATGAGTATGTGCCCCATGGACTTGCCGCGTGGCTTTTGCCAAGTCACGGCCTGTGCTGCGTTGATACCTCCACCCACAAACACCTGCACATCAGCGTTCGGGTACTGACTTGGAATGTGTGATAAATCTAGCATGGCGTCACCAGCATGTGATGACGCAGAAGGCTGGGCCTCCGAGGCCGCCGACACCAGCAACGCCGCCTGTCAAGCAACCACCACCACCACCGCCACCGCAGCCGGGCGCACCGTTGCCACCGTTGCCGCCGAACAGACCTGCACCCGTGGCAGAACCGTGCGAAGAACCACCACCCGTACCGCCGTAGCCGTAGAGCAGGTTAGCGATGGGGCGGTAGCCGTGTTGGCCGGGGTTGCCGGGGGCTGTGGCTGTGGCCTGTGTCGCACCGCCTGCGTGGGCTGGGAATACGCCTGCAACGGTGAACGCACCGCCTGCTGTGCCTGTTGTTGCTGTGGCTGGTAGGCCACCACCACCCGTACCGCCCGTGACCAGAAGACCACTGGTTGGAAGAGTGAGAGCCGCGCCTGCGACTGCCACGCCACCGATGATGCCTGCTTGGCCCGCGAGGGCTTGGTCGAGCCACTGCCAGCCGAGGGGCATGGTTGCAGCGGTTGCGGCAGATGTCGCGCCCCCCGCAGCGCCTGCGGTAGCGCCCGAGGCATTCCCGGCGTTACCGCCTGCGCCTGCTCCTAACAGTGTATTGTTGGCAACCGCATCGGTCGCAATAGACACCCTCGCGTTGTTGCCTGTGCCGCCACTAGGTAGGGTCAGCCACAGAGTATCAGGGATGGCCCACAAGGGCGCCATGACGGAGACTTGCGGTCCAGAGCCGCCACCGCCCCCGCCAGCCGCTGTGCTGTTTGCACCGACCGCACCGTTACCTCCGTTACCACCAGCGCCGACGAGTAGGATGTGCGCGAAAGACTTGCCGCGTGGCTTCTGCCATGAAAATAGTGCGTTTGTCCCCACAAACGTCTCAACCGTAGCCGCCCCATGCGGAGTGGGTATGTGGCTAAAGTCAAGCATTCAATATCTCCGCAGCGCGGCCAACGCCGATCACGCCACTCGCTTCGAGCGTGTTCAGTGCGTAGATCACGCGAGGGTCGTCAAGGTCGATGCTTGTGCCGTCTGGGTCCGGTGTGGCCCAGTCCAGCATCCGCACGAATGCCTCCACCTCCACGCTCACCTTTGAAGCTACCAAGACGCTGATGAAGTCCGGCCCCAGTCGCCCGATGTAGGCCAACTTGGTCAGCCGCCGAGCGGGTGGGACGTAGGGTGCTGGCTGCTCGACCACGGGGTCAGGCAGTGCCCATGCGGGTGATGCCGTGCCGACGATGTTCGCCTGCTCATGCAAGCGCCCAATGTCCACGCCCTCGGGTGTGCAGTAGCGAGTGATGCGCCCGGTAGGGTCCACTTCGCGCACCGCCTGCACCCCGTCGAAAAATTCAACAAGGTCGTAGAACATTTAGTATTTCCCAGCGATGACACCAGCAGTCCATCCGGCGGCCAGATCAGCCGCCGCACTCACGCCCACGATGATGGTGTAACCGGGTGGCAGCGCCATGTTCATGGGGTAGTCGATATCCACAACTGCAGCCGTGGTCGATGCCGTGGTGGCTGGGAGGGTTAGCTCGCCGTAGAGCAGGTTGTTGGTAGCCGTTGTCTGCGCTGAACCGTTGTTGATGTAGATGCGAGCCACCGCAGCCGCGTTGGTTCCGAGCGCTTTGAAGCGGATGCGCTGTACATATCCGCCATTGGTCGCGTCAGCAGTGAACAGAATCTTGTCCGTGGTTGCGTTGGTCGCATCGTAAATCGAGGTGCGGTTGGATGCCACGCCAAGGGCTGCGGCAGTCCTCATGCTGATTACGCCAGCACGGCTGTAGATGGGTTCGTTATTTCCGGCCATGATGATCCTTAAGGCATTGCCAAGCCGCTGATGGCCGCAACAAGTGCGCCCCGGCCTGCGTTATTCAGAAGCTCTGCGCCAGCCGTGCAGAACACGTTGCTGGTTCCTGACAGACTTACCAAGTTGTTGCTGTTGCTGCTCGACTGCACGGTGTCGCGGGTGAGCAAGGTGGTGCCGTTGAACGTCCCCGTGCCGACCTCCCACGCCGCGCCACTCACCAGCAGGTACTGCACAATGCACGCACCACCGGGAAAGCCCGCCGCGAAAGTCCGGTAGCCAGTCACGGCTCCGGCAAGCGTGACAGCTCCCGTGCCCGTGGTGGCCGTGGTCTCTTGTACGCGGTCTGCGATGTAGGGCATGGGTTAGGCTGGAGTGATGCGCAGCACATCGGTGCCCGCGCCCTGGAAGTCGATGGTGAAGCTGCCGGACACAATGCTCAATGTGCCAGCGCTGGATAGCTCCACGTAACCAATGGCCCGCTTATTGGCGTCGGTGTTGTTGTAGATGATGCCCCACGCACCGTTGGAAAAGCCCGATGCGTTTTGCGGCACCACCACATCGGTGGCGCGGAGGGTCAACACGCCTGACACGTTGGTCCAGGTGACAGACGCAAGTGCAATCGGCCCGGTGTAACCGCCGCCAATGCCGACCTGGTTGGTGGCAAAGTTGGTGGTGCCAGTGCCGCCCCAGTGCGGTGCCGCTGTTGCCATCGTCGGCACCGTAGTGGTGGTAACGATACCTAGCTGCAAGGCATCGCTGCTAAGGTTGTGGATTTTGTTGCCAAGGTCCAGCAGGCCTTGCTGAAACCATTTGATGTCGCCTGTTGCCATGAGTTACTCTCCTTTGTTTTCAGGCGCGGTCTTGCGTGCCTTGTTTGCTACGGGCTTGTCAGCCTTTTCCGTTGGGGACGCTGCCCACCCTTCGCGCACAGAGACTTCAATCAGCTCGGCGTGGTCGGTGTCTATCTCGGCGCCTGCTGTGTAGGCAGTTAGATGGATACCGTCTGTGCTGAATGCGAAGTCTTTGATGGCGGTGAGTTTCATGTGTTTCCCCAATGAAAAAGGCCCACCGAAGTGGGCCTCTTGGTTGTGTCCGATTAGGACGCAGCGATTTTCAATAGCTTGATCGCCTGTGTGTTGCGGAGCTTTCCTCCCACACGCTTGCGGATGTAGAACTTGACGTAACCAGGTGTGGTGATTTCGTCGCGTGTCATACGCATACCCACGCGGTCAGCAATCAGGTAGCCTTCTTTGAAGTCACCGAACGCCAAGGGGAACGTACCGGCGCCGACTGCTGGCATGTCCTCGGCCTCAACCATTGAGAAACCGGCGAAGCTCGATGGCTGACCGGCTGCCAATGCGGGCTGCCACATGTAGGCGTTGGTGGTTGCTTCCTTGTACTTGCGGATGGTCGCCAGCACGGCCTTGGATGTGACCCAAGTTGCGTTCGCGCGATAGCGTGCACGCAGGCTGTAGATCATGTCGAAGAACACATCGGGGCTGGTTGGCATCGCGGCGGCTTGCGCCGAAGCAATGTATTGCAGCGTACCGAATGCGCGGCTGGAGTCAGCAGTTGCCAACGGTGTTGGGCCAGCCAAGAATCCTGTGGGCTTTTTGGTGCCGTTACCGGACACGAAAGCGGCGCCCTCGCCTGCATAGATGGCTTCGGCAGCGGAGCTAACCAACCAATCTTCCACGTTGAAGAACAGGTCGTCCAGCGATTCTTCGGTGGCCTGTGGCTTGGCGGATGCCATGCCGAAGGTAGGGGCAACTTCTGCCATGTCAGGGGTATTGGTCTGGTTGCGTGTGTCGGTTTCGCCCAACCACTCAAACGCAGCGCCGTTGACATCGACCAGTTCCTTGTAGTCGGGTGAGCCGACTGTGCGAACTGTTGCCAGAGCGCGGATTGGGGAAATGTCCACGCCGATGCGGGCGATAGCACGCTCGATTTCCTCGGGCAGTGCGAAACCACCAGAAGCACCAACGGTAGTGCGTGCGTCAGCAGCGCGGGTTTCCAGCGACTTCTGCGCGGCAGTGACTTTCTGCTGGCGCTCATGGTCGCCAGGGGCACGCATCCAGTTCAGGAAAGCGCCTTTGTACTCGGCAGCTTCGCGGCTGGTGCTGTCACCCTTGGTGTCGAACACGCCTGGGCGGTTCAACTTGGTTTCCATATCTTCCAACTTGGACTTCACTTCGCTCATGGAGTCGATAGCGGTGTCCATGCGGGCCAGCTTGGCGTCCAGTTCGGCAGTGCCCTTGCCAGCCTTGATGGCTTCGATGCGGGCATCGTTGGTGGATTTGTATTCCTCGAAAGCGGTTGCAATCGAGTCAATGGTTTTAGCAATTTCTGACATGGGTAGTCCTTATAAAGTGGTCAGGGTTTTGAGCAGCCGTTTGGCTGCGTCTTCTGCCGCAACCGCTTCACGAACGTCCCGTTCATCCAAAGCGATGCGTTTGACTTCGGCAACGAATGCCTTGGCCGCGTCAGGCGAAAAACCTACGTCCCGTAGAGTCTTTTCCGCTTCACGTATGGTGGTGATGCTGCCCGCTTCGGCGGCCTTCACCTGAGTCACACGCGCTTTGGTGTTGGCTGGGAATGTCACCAGCGACACTTCCCACAACTCCACCTCGGTCAGCGTGCGAACTTCTGTCTTTTCGTCAAACTTCGACTGCTTGGTCATGAAGCCGATGGACAGGCCGTTGATTGCGCCCATCTTGAGCAGCGCATGGGCTTCCTTGCCCTTCACGGTGTCCATCGCCAGCTTGCCCTTGAGCATCAGGCCGTTGTCGTCCTCGCTCATTTCAGTCCAGATGCCGATGGGCTGGGAGGCATCGTGCTGCCACAGCAAAGCGGGCATCGACTTGCTTTCGCGGTGAGTCTTGATGGACTGCACGAATGCGCCTTTTTGAATCACATCGGCGTAGCTGTCCTTGACACCGAACACGGAGCCGTAGCCTTCCACGGTGCCGTCTGCGTTGACTGCTTTGATTTCAAAGCCAACGTCGAAGTGTTTTGTTTCCATGAGTTTCCTTATTCCGCTGCGTCAGCGGGTTCCTTCGGGTCTTCCGACTCGTTGCCTTGGTTCATGTTCATGGGGGTCAGCGGCTCGTCCAGTCCCACCAACGGGTCAAGACCTTCATTGTCCCGAATCTCGTTGCGGGTGTAGATACCCATTTCCACCATCGTGCGTGCCCACTGTGCGCGGTCAGCCATCGAGCCCGCTGTCATGTAGCGGGTGTCAAACTCGGCAAACAGCGGGCCGCTGCCGTCCAGCAGCATTTCGTCAATGCGCTGGGTCCAGGCGCGGTGCCAAGGGGCCAGCGTGTGCTTAACGTGGGCGCTGAAAAACGCCTCGGAGCTGGCGAAGGTCGCTGACTTGTCGCTATGGCCCACCATGATGGGGAACACGCCATATGCACGGCATATTTCCTCAATCTGGAGTCGTCTTGTCTCAACGTGCTGGGCATCGACACCCGAAATGCTGGTGTTGAACCACTTGGCTGCGCGGTCAAGAATGAGAGGTGTGCCCGCGTTGTCAGGCCCACTTTTGCGTTTCAGGAACGCACTCAGGCGCTCATGCTGCTCGGGGTTCAGGTTGCCTTCTACGGTGTATGTACCACTGGGGCGAAGCCCGTTGGCGTGCATGGCCGATTGGCTGCGCTCTGTGGCCATTGCCAAGCCGATGGCAGCCCGCGCAAGCGTGACCGCGTTCATGGGCTTGACCCAATCCCATTGCAGGTTGTTCAGCAGGAAAACATCATCGGGTTTGAACTGTCCGATCATCCCGAACTGGTCCCAACAGCGGTACATGACGCCGTAGCGGGATGTGCGCTCGACATCCCACTGGCCGGGGGTCACCGGCAACAGTTCTCGCACGCGGCGGTTGTCTCCACGCACCTTGATGGACAAGGCGGCGCCGGTCAGGGCCGCGTGGATGGTCATTTGCCGACGCCATTCAAAGCTGGTCTGCCACTCGTTCGGACGGCGGCTCAGTAAGCGGTACTCGGGGATGTTGGTGGCCTTCTGGCGCGTCCCATCCTCCAGTTCGCGGTACACATGCAGGTCTGGTGTGGAGCAGCCGTCTGCAATCGCTTTGACGCAAGCCAGCACGGTGGAGACTTGCAAAGCGCTCTTGTCAGTGACAGTTACCCCGGCGACAACGCTGCCGCCCGACCCATCAATCAGGTTTGCCACCTGGTCGTAGGTCAGTTCGGATGCTTTGCGCCCGAATAATTTACCAAAGAGGTTCACTATGCTGTTTCCCAGAATGAGGTTGTTTCGGGCTCTGACAGCGGCATCACGCCACAAGCCATCGCCAACGCCACCATGCCGTCGATGCGGCCCCGTTGGTGCTTTTTGTCGAACTTCCGCGCCCCCGAATCGCCTACTACCTTGGCGTTCTTGGCGCACATTTCCAAAATAGGGTGGTTCCCGTGACGGAGTTGATTGCCCAGCAGCTTGACTTCCAGCGCACGCAGCGCGGGGGTCATACTCAGGGTGCCTTGCCCGTAGGGAACGAATTTCTCAAGCTCGTCATCGCCAAAGTTAGCTTTGATAAGCCACGGTTTCAGATGCTCAAACAGCGCCCGGTCAAAGGCGACTTGCTGGACATCGCAGCGGTCAAACAGACCGCGCATAAAGTCAGCCACATGCTCGTACTCAATCGCACGGCCCGGTGTGGTGTTCAGGTGGCCCTGCTTGGCCCAAAGGTCATAGGGCACGCGGTCCTTGCGCGACTTCTCGGCCAAGCCCTCGGCTGGTAGCCAGAACTCTGGGTGCACGCCGCCATCCTCGGTGACGGCCACCATCGCGGTCAGGTCGTTCACGCTGGACAGATCAAGCCCGCACCAGATTTTCTTGCCCTCGATGGGTCCGCAGGCTTCGCCGTTGCCCTGCCAAATTGACTGCGACACGAATGGGCTTTGGGCTTCCACTCGCTGATTTAAGATCAGATTGCGGTACTCAGGCTCGTTGGCAGGCATTTCCATCGCGGACTTGCACTGCTTCTCGATGTCGTCAATGGAGCGGAACTTACCCATCGCTGGGTTCGCTGCGGCCCATGCCTTTTTGTCATCCATCTTGCAGTCTGCCGGTGCCTCGTACACATGGCACACCACGCGGGGGTCGGGCGCATTGCGCTGCGCGTCAATCCACGTACTCAGCAGGTCGGCGTCCGTTGGCGCCTGGGTGCTAATGGTTATGAGAAGTGGGTTTTCGTAAGCACCTTGGGCGGAGGTGATTGCGGAAACAAACTTGTCTGTCGGCCCGACGATCTGGCCGGTTTCGTCCAAGATGGCCAGGATGGGCGAGAGGCCGTGAGCGGTCTTGCCCTCGGCTGACAGCGCCCGGTACAGCACGTTCTTGGACAGCCCAATTAAGCGCTTACCGGAGGGCTGTACGCGCACCAGCTTGGACAGCTTGGGCGACATTTCGATCATCTTGCGGGCCAGCTCAAACACCACAGCGGCCTGCTCTTTGCTCTGTGCACCAGAAACGATCTGGCTGTTCTGCACCGCTTCGGGGCCGCACAGGTGGGCCAGCAACATGCCGCCGATCAAAGCGGTCTTGCCGTTCTTCCGAGCGATGGACAGGATGGCCGTGTGCGTGCGCAGCGGGTTGTCGTAGATGTCCAGCAGAAATTTCTTCTGGAAGGGCTCCAGCACGATGGGCTTGCCAATGTGCTGACCCTCTGGCGCCAGGCAGTACGTTTCAATGAACGCACATACCTTCTCCCCGCGAGTGCGTTTGCCTGCGGGTTTGGGTTTCTTGGTAGCCATCAGGCCAACAGCTCGTCGTCCTCAAGTTCCTCGCGGAGCTTGCGCGACTGCTGTTCGATCTTGCGTTTACCCTGCGCATCGCGTGGGTCTGCGCTGGCTTTGCCGGTCAGACCCAGCGCCCGCATGAGCGCCATTTCGCGGCGGGCCAAGGCTTCCAGCACCGACACTCGGGGGTTCATAACCATCGTTCCCTTGGCGTTTTCTATTACCGTGCCCTCGGAGTCCAGCAGGTTCTGCTGTTTCTCAAGGTCGGCCATCGAGCGGGCGAGTTGTGCACCGATGACCATGTGGGCGTCCGTCCACTCGTCCACCGACTTGGCCTTGTAGATACCGGGCCAGAACGGCTCGTCCTGTGGGCGCAGCGCTACGTGGGCCGGTGGCCGGGGGATGGCTTTGGCAGCGTTGGCCATCGCTTTCACAGCACTCGCGGCGGCGTTGGAGTCGAGGGTTTTCTTTGCCATTACCAGACAACTTTTCCGTCAGGGGTGAACTTGGTGCGCTCAGACTGGGATTTCTCCCACATCTGTTTGTCCGAATCGTGGTGCTGCTTGCACAGCGCCTGCCAGTTGGCGTGGTCCCAGAACAGGGTCTGGTCACCACGGTGGGGCTCTATGTGATCCACCACGTTGGCCGGTGTCAGCTTGCCTTCCGCCGTGCACATCACGCAAAGTGGATGCTCACGCAGGTAGGCGGCTCTGGCCTTCTGCCACCGATGGTCATAACCACGGGCGGATGCGGACTTGGTTTCGTTCCGCCAGGATGCTGTTGGGGTGCGGGGTGCGCTCATTAGTTTGCTTGCGCAATAAGGGAGGTGTCGAGCGACCCCGCCTATCACTGCCTCGCTGGCAGCAAAGCCTGCGCAAGCGAGGTGGGCTTTATGTGTATTCACAGGCCAATAGCGCGGATTATTCTGATTACTAGAATCTAATCAATCAGATACTAAATGTAGTATCTGCCCGCGCGCGGGAGGAAATGCCGGGCAAATAGCGGGAACGCGATAAATCGAAGGGGACAGGCGGCCCTCCTT